TTATTAAGACAGAGCAATTCCAATTCTGGATCAGGTTTAAGACCTGGACAAGGTAGTTTTACTGGTGCGTTAGAAGAAACCATACCAGACTATTCACGTGATCCTGCCGCATTCAATGCGTGGGCTAACAAGAATGGTTTAGGTAAAGGTGTCGGACTGAAAGGTCTAGGCGTATCAGCAACAGTATCGAATTCAAGTCGTAAAGTGCTCTGAGCCAACAAAATTTAATTTAAGGAAAATATTATGGCATACGTCTTAGGCGGCCCCAATAACGAGGGCGATGGTTTTACAACAGCGATTTCAAATTTCGCATTACGTGCTATGCACGAATCAAATGGTCTAGTTAACTTTACTAACGTGGTTGCACCTACACAAGGTCAAACATTCTTAGTACCTAACTTCGCACCAATCACGTATCAGGATTACAATGCTAACGGTACCGGTGGTACATTTGGTGCTGGTAATGCTGTTGTACAGAATCCTTCATTGGGTCAAGGTACAATCACTGCAACTCCAGCAGTTGCACAAACAGCGTTTGATATCTTCTACGGATGGACAACAAGCTTCACATTGGCAGCTACATTAGGCGCTGAACTTGGCGAGAGTTTCGCTGAGAAGGTAGACCAACGTGTTACAGCGGCGTTCTTATCATTCAAAGCAACTCCTGGTAATACATACTACGCAACAAGTGCTGACGGTTTTGATCGTGTCTTGCAATTAGGTGCTATGGAAATTATCGGTGCTACTAACACTAGTGGTACTTGGACTGATGGTTTCACATCAAATACTATTTTAGATACTGTTCGTTTAATCAAGCAGAACTTTAAAGTAGCTCGTATGCCTGGTACACCAGTTATCGTTATGGATAGCAATGGTGATGCACAGACACAAGCAGGTTACACTGGTGGACAAGTTGGTTCTAGTTTGAATCGTTTGTTAGCTGAACTAACAGGCGGTGCAGTATCACAAAGTGGTGGTTCTAACCTATCTGCTCTTGGTAATGAATTACTAACAACAGGTCGTATTGAATCAGTATACGGCTGTATGATTATGTTCACTACATTCTTACAAAGTGCTTCACGTACTGTTGTAGGTCAAGCTTCATTGCCAGTACTAGTTGGTGCTTATATGGGCGATAGCGCAATCTTTACAGTAATGAAAGAAGGCTTGCAACTTAAAACTGGTGAAATCCCAGGTGGCTTGCAAATTTGGTTAACTGGTGTTGGATACTTCGGTTCTGGCGTTGGTGACTTGCGTAGAGGCGGAGCTATTAACATCCTTCAAAACTAATTTGAATTAAGTCTAGGAATAATATAATATGTCAGTACCATATCAACGAATATCAAATGCAACAGTAGAGGACATACAGTTCTACGATCCGGCAGCGGAGCGTAGAGCGGCGGCTCTTAATGTTGATTGGGCTCCCTATTTTAAAGTCGGTTCACAAGAGTGGCTTTATAAGTTAGAGTTCGGATGGTGGCAGAAATACTGCGACACGGTGTTAGGTGCTTACTATTATGCTAATCTGCCAGACGGTCAGTTAATTTCAAGTTTCAATCCAAGTCTACTCATTAAGAGTGACCAAACATTAATTCGTTTAGACACATTCGGTGCAATACTAGTTTTCTATGAAAGTTTAGTAACCGATGTGTCTAACATGAATGAGGTTGATGTTCAGAATTATGAATTCGCTAAAAAGCGATGTGAAGATGAATGGACAAAAGCGTTGCAGTTGATGAATTTCTATGATTTATATATGGATAATCCTCAAGGACCAACGACAAAGCTTGAAGAAAATTGGACAGCAGACGTTGATTACTTTAATGGAGATAGGAGATATTTCTAATGGCTGAAGTTGCTTATAGTGTATTGAACAGTCCAACAGTTACGCAAAATGAAATTGTTGCAGTTGTTAGACGAGACATACCTAAATTGTGGAACGTACCAATCTTTGAAGACTTCCCTAGCGATAGCGAAGTTGTACGATATGGTATCTACATAAGTGACGTTCATACAGTAGATAGAAATCCTAATCAATTAGGAATACAATACTGTGGTTCAATATACAACGCAGGTGACGAATTTAATATAACATATATTTCTTACCAAGACGATCCATACAATGTTGCTGTTAACAGTATCATTGGAAACTTAGTTACTGCTGTCAAAGACGATGGCGTTCAATTAATGGATGGATACTTTGAAAGAACTTTTGACCAAGTTCGTACATTTGGACCAACACAAGCAGAAAAGCATACCTGGACATTCAGAATGCTACGAATGGAATTTAATACATAACGCCAACATACAAGGAGACTAAAATGGCAAGAATTACAGTTAACACATCAGGTACTCAACCAACAATGTTGGTAAGTACAGACCTCATTAGCAACAGTGCTAACTGGGGAAACATAGCAAACACATTATCAGTTACTTGTTTACAGGACGTAACAATCACAAACTCTACTGGAGTATACTCATACATCGACTTCTGTTCTACAGATATGTATAAGTTAACAACACCAGCAGACAATGAGATTTCTGTGAATATGGTTATCGATGGTGAAGTTTTCTTTGGTAACGCAAATGCTACTGCAAACAGTGCGACATTTTATGGCATATCTGATTTGAGTATCAACAAGATACCATTGCAATTCAAAATGGTAATCAATGGCGGTAATACTACTGCTAACGCTTACTACTACGCTGGTCAAGGATTTATTTCTTCATTAGCACCAACAGCAAGTCCTGATGCACCTGTATGGGTGACACCAATGACATTGGCTGTCAATGGTTCTATGGTTTCAAACCAGAACCCTTAATCTCAATATAGATGGGAAGATAGGGGATACTCAAAAGGTATCCCCTTTTTTATAAGGAAAACAAATGACAGAACAAGTATGGTATAAAACAAATGAAGAAAAGTTGCGTAGTCTTATTGCAGACGAAGCAAAGATGATGCCTATGTTAGACAATATGATGGCAACAGTCAAACAACTAAAAGCAAAACAAGCATTTCGTTTAGCACTTCTAAATCAACTATTAGAAGAACTAACAGATAACGAATAAATACATTACAATAATTTAAAAGGATATAACAAATGAAACTCTCACAGCTTACAGCAAAACCCCAACTAATAGACATTCATATCGATGATGAAGATACCATCAAAGAGTTCGGTGAAGCAATCGAATTCTGGACTTGGGATCGTCAACCTATGGATGTGTTTATGAAGCTAGCAAACGCAACAGGTAATGATACAGCAGGTATCATTGGTATTGTTCGCACACTGATCCTTGATGATAAGGGTAAAGAAATATTAAAAGACGATGCTATGCTACCTACACACGTTTTAATGAAGGCTATTGGTAAGGTGACTGAGCTACTGGGAAAGTAACTCAAGACAGTATTGATCCTAAGTCTGAAAAGATGGCTCTCATACTGACTATAGACGGGCTAGGTAAGCGTTATGGAATGCTACCTAGCGAAGTGTTGAATAGAAGTAATACATTCGATTTGTATATTATGGATATGGCAATGACATTTGAAAATTATCATCACAAGAAGCAGATGAACAATGGCAGAGACCCAATCCCTGATTTTACAGAAGATGAATTATTGACGCTACTGAATAAGAATAAGGATTAGTAATGTCTGTGGTAACAAAAAATACAATGAGTAAAAGTTTATTAAGAATAGAAAAGCACATAGCAAATATTCCTAAAGAAGCTTTTACTGAATTTGTAAAAGGTACGCCTAAGCGAAGTGGTAACGCTAGAAGAAAAACTAGACTAAGTGGTAATAAGATTGTTGCTGGTTATAACTATGCACAGAAGTTAGATGAAGGTTATAGTAAGCAAGCACCAGACGGTATGACTAAACCAACCGAAGATTTCATTGAAAAAAGAATGAATCAAATATTAAAGGGAAAGTAATATGGCAGATTTAAGTTATACAGTTGACGTAAACACGACAGGTGCAGTCAATAGCCTTAAAAAGATTGATACTCAAGTTAAAGCGGTCAATGATAGCTTTGCTAAATTAAAAACGGCTATAGCTGGTATAGCACTAACTGGTCTTATAACTAGAACAATACAGTTCGCAGATGCTATACAAGATGTAAGCGATGCTACTGGCATTGCAGTTGATAAAATACTTGGCTTTAGTAGAGCAGTTGCACTTAATGGTGGAACAGCAGATGACGCTAATACAGCACTACTAAGATTTAATGAAACGTTAGGCAAAGCAGGCGATGGCGCAGTAAGCGCACAAGCCGCATTTGCTAGTATTGGTATATCATTAGAAGATTTAAGAACACTTAGTTCTGAACAGTTGTTTGTTAATACCATCGATGGCCTAGGTAAAGTTGGCAATCTTAGTGAGCAGGCAAGATTAAAGACAGAATTGTTTGGTAAGAGTTTACGTTCAACTAGTTTAACTGGTGTAAGTTCGCAGTTTGCACAAGCTACGAAAGAAAGTCAAGCTTATGCAAGTAGCGTTAAAGCTGCCGCTGATTTACAAAACAAATTAGATATGGCTTTTAAAACTTTACAGGCTAGCATATTAAAAACAATTGAACCACTAGCTAACTTTGTTAATAAGTTAGATCCAAAACAAATTGACGATATAGTACAAGCCATTGTAAAAATGAGTGTTGCATTAGGTAGTATTGCTGTTGCGGCTAAAGGTTTGCAATTGATAGGTAGTATTGCATTAGCAGTAGGTGGTGCGTTTGCAACATTAGCCGCTGTCACAGCAGTTCAAACATATAGATTTACTGCATTTTATTATGTAGTTAAGCAAGCCTTGCCTGTATTCTCTAGTGTGGGGAAAGCAGTAGTACTATTGGGCACTGCTGCCGGTACACAGATAGGTACTTTTGTAACATTAACGTCAAAGCTTCAGGGTGTTTTGTTTATTATAAAACAGTTGGGCGTTACTATTGCGCTTTTTGCTACTAAGTTTTTACCTAGATTAATAGCTCCTTTGGCTCTCATATATGGCGCATTTGAAGCAGCCAGAATAATAATTAAATCAGCATTTGACGTAGACATTGTTGATGAATTTGTTAACGCTGTAAGTTCTGCATATGGCAAGGTTAAAGGTTTCTTTGGAATGAAACCTGATGGCAAACCTGCAGAAGCATCTTATGATGAAACTGATAGACTTAAAAGGCGTTATCCTGCGCCATCGATGGCAGGTGAAGGCAACAATGTCACTAGTGGTATAGCTAAACAGATTTCAGATGTACAACAGATTACAGAGAACTTTAAAGAACAAAACAAACAGACTAATATAAAATTAGCACTTGAAGCAAGCTTAATAGGACTATCTGAGGATCAACGTGAAGTAATTCAAGGTATATACGAGTTAGAAGAAAAGCGTGTTGCCGCTATAAGTCAATTAGAAGATAAGTTAAAGAATCTAAGTCCTGATGAGAAGAAGCTTGGACTGGCTAAAGAAATTACAGCACAGATTGAAGCAGTAAACAAAGAGTATGGTATACAGCAGGGCTTAGTTGTTGCTAACATTGAACAGTTACAAGCGGCAAAAGCAATTGAGCAAGCACGTGTTACTCAATTAGAATATATGACACAGCAGATGCAGAAACAGCAAGAGATTGCTGGTGTCACTAGTGGAGTGTTTACTAATTTACAAAAGCAAATAAGTGATGCGGCATTCGGTAAAGAGCAAAAAGGCCGATCAATATTTGACCAACAAAAAGAACAGATTATACGCAACATTAAACTGTTAGAAACTGATATGGCTAACGCTGTAACAGAGGCGTTTAGCACTGAGGATGGCATAGGTGATGTACAACAGTATGGTATAGAATTAAAGAAAGTTTATGCATTAACAGAACAGTTAAAGCAAGCGCAATTAGAAGAAATCGATCTTAGCCGTGATTGGGCGACAGGTTGGTCTGACGCATTTGCTAGTTACTTAGATAATGCAACCAATGCGTATAAGATCGCTGGCGAACAGTTTAGTGCAATCACACAAGGTATGAACAGTGCTATTGATAAGTTTGTTGACGACGGTAAGTTTAGTTTCAGTGATTTTGCTACGAGTGTTATTAAAGACTTATTGAAAATAGAATTAAGAACACAAGCGGCAATGGCAATGTCAGCATTTAAAGGTGCTGGCGGTGCTGGTGGTATATTGAGTACGATTGGAAGTTTCTTTGGTGGCTTCTTTGCAGGTGGTGGTCAGCCTCCAGTAGGTAAAGCAAGCATCGTAGGTGAGAATGGACCTGAGTTGTTTGTTCCTAAATCTAGTGGTACAATAGTACCTAATGGTGGTAGTATGGGAAGCACTGTAAATAACTATATCACAAACAATAACATATCAGCAGTAGATGGTGCAAGTGTCGCTAGACTATTTGCTGACAATCGCAGAAGTTTATTAGGTGCTACACAACTAGCACAAAAAGAATTACCATATGGTAACAGATAAGGAAATATATGGCAGGGTTGCAAACAATATTAAATTTTAGTAATAGCTTAGAAATCAATCGTAGAAAGATGGTTGGTATACAATATACACGTAACGAAATACCACGTGTAAGTGCTACACCTACATTAAATCCCTGGCGTATGACATTAGAAGTGCCTAGTCGTTTCAAGTATTATCAAGCACGTGACTTGATGGAAGCACTAGACACATTAGATAGAATTACACCTGAAGTTATAACGTTCAGTAATCTACCTGCATTGAATTGGATCTTTAGGTATCAAGGTGCAATGACTACCGGCCAACTAAACACGATAACAGTAACGAGTTTTACTGGGAATCAACTAACATTAAATGTAAGTGGTATCACAGCGGCAAGTACAGCAGTGATATTTGAACCAAACGATTTGATTCAGATTGGATCATTAAGCGAATATCCATATCCTTTCACAAGTACAACTCAAGTGTTACGTGGTAGTGGTTCTACTGTTGTAGTTACGACAAATAGACCTAATATATTAACTGGAACATTGACAGGCGAAGGTATCATTGTTGGTAACAATTGTCAGTTTAATATGTTCTGTCCTAATATGCCAACATATATATTAAAGCCAGGTGGTCAAGCAATGAGTGGTTCAACACTTATCAACAATGCATACTTAGAATTTAGTGATGCATTTGAATTATACGAATGGGTAGGAGCGGCATAATGGAAGTAATACCAGCAGTAGCAAGTAATCCACTTGTTTTATACAATGCAGAGTTTGTAAAACTAACAGTTTTCAATGACGTTAGCAATTCAGCAAACGTAAACGTATATACATTCTCTAGTGCTTATAAGTCTGAAACAATCAATGGACAAGTATATACTCCATTAGGTGGACTATTAGCTGTTGGCGTTCAACAGCGTGACATTCGTGCTACGTCAGCAGATACTAGTTTAAGCTTAAGTGGCATAGATGGCAATAACATTTATGTTGTATTAGCTACCAAAGTAAAAGGTAGTCAGTTAGAAATTACACGTGGCTTCTATAACGCTAATGGTATATTGACAAGCAATGCACATCGCTTTACAGGTATTGTAACCAGCTATAACATCAGTGAAGAATTAGATACATTAAATGACAGTGATAATTTTACTGTTACGTTGAATGCAAGTAGCTTTAAAGCAGTACTAGAAAATCGTATCGCAGGTAGAAAAACAAATCCAAGTAGTTGGCAGTATTTTAATTCAACTGACAGTAGTATGAATAACATCTACAGTATCAGCGATCAAGATAGCGACTTTGGTAAACCACCACTGAAGAAAGATGTTACGTCAAGCACTGCGGCTACAGAAAATCAACAAACAAGTGATACCTATCAGCAAATAAGTGATGGACTTTAACAAATGAAAATAAGACAAGCAAACAAATTTGATTTACCAGTAGTAGTAGAGATGTTGCGTAATTTTCGCAATAATACTCCTATTGAAATGATGCGTGAATGTAATAACGAAGAATACATTAGTAAATTATTTCATCATATTATTCTAGGTGGTGGAGTTGCATTGATAGCAGAAGATAAAAATACTGCTGGTATGATAATTGGCGTAAAGGATCAAAACGTATGGGATCCAAACTTAAAAGTGTTGCGTGAATTAGTATATTGGGTAGAACCACAGTATCGCGGTTCTACTGCAGGATATAAGTTACTATTACAATATAATAAATTAGCACAAGAGTTAATTGATGAAAACAAAATTAGTATGTACACAATGACGAAAATGGTTAATAGTCCTGATTTAGATTTCACTAAATTTGGTTATAAAAAGGCTGAAGAAGTCTGGGTAGGGGGAGTATAATATGGCAATTTTTACAGCAGCCGCGGCATTTGTTTCAGCCGCAGTAGGTGGTGGATTATTTGGCGCAATCGCAGGCTTTGCCGCACGTACATTATTAACAGTTGGAATTTCTAAACTAATTGGAAATCGTGCAGGTGCAAATGCAGCCGGCACAAGTGACGTTGGTAGTCGTGTTCACGTTCCACCAGCAAGTAATAACAAACTACCTGTAGTATATGGCAAAGCATATATGGGTTCAACAGTTACTGATATGAAAATCAGTGAAGATGGTAAGAAGATGTGGTATGTTTGTTCTATCTGTGAAGTAACAAACACAATGCCTACTCAAACACCAGACACGTTGACGTTTGGTAATATCTATTGGGGTGGCAAGAAAGTTATATTTGATGGATCAGATACAAGTAAAGTTATTCGATTAGAAACTAATAGTGATCCAGTTCAAGTAGATGACAAAGTAAATGGCAAGATACGTATGTATCGTTTCCCAAATGGTAGTGCTAGTGGTATTGACACTGGTGGGTCTAATGCTATTACATTAATGAGTGATACTGGTATACCTGCTGACTTACGTTGGAACTCAGCACTGTATACTAGTGGTGGTCAATCAGCAAGTATGACCAATGTAGCATTTGTTATTGTTACTGTTGAATACGATCAAAACGCAGGTACGCAAAACTTAGTTCCAATCAATGTAGAGATTACGAACTCTAGGTCTCAACCAGGTAGTGTAATACAAGATTATCTATTCAACAATGTATATGGATGTGCCGTACCATTAGCTAGCATTGATACTGCAAGTTTAACTGCATTGAATGTTTACTCAGCAGAACTAATTAATTTTATTGACGTTGATGGAGATCCTGCTACACAAGCTAGATATGTAATTAATGGACCAGTACAAACCGGGGACAACTGTTTAGCTAACTTACAACAGTTGGTTGATGCGTGTGACAGTTGGTTACAGTATAGCGAATTGACTGGTATGTGGAAAGTTGTTATCAACAAAGAATTTGATGGCGTAATAGGAGATTTATATCAAGTAACAGACAGTAACTTGATGAGTGGTATCAATGTTAATCCAATTGACTTGAACAGTGCTTTCAACAAACTAGAAGTTCAATATCCAAATACATTTGTGTTAGATAAAACAGATTACGCTAACTTTAATCTAGTTGACTTTGTACCAGAAGTGATGAGCTACAATGAGCCAAGTAATCAATTAACTGTACAGTATCCACAGGTTAACAACTATATTCAAGCGGCATATCTTGGTCAAAGACGATTACTACAAAGTCGTGAAGATTTGATTATTGACTTTGCATTAGACTATAGTGGTATACAGATTGAAGCTGGAGATGTTATAACAGTTAAGTTTGATCCATATGGATGGGAAGCATTCAACAGTGGTGAAGGTAAACTATTTCGTGTATCGCAAGTACAAGAAGCAAAGATTGATGATGGTAGCTTAGGCGTAAGGGTTACTGCGTTTGAATACAATGCTACAATCTACGCTAACAATCCACTACAAGATTTTATACCTGAAGCAAATACAGGATTGAAAGATCCAAGCATTAGCACTCAGCCAGGCACGCCAGTATTCACTATAAACACGTTAGCTAATAGCGGTGCAGTTACTTCGTTCTCAATGACTAGCAGTGTACCAAGTTCAGGCACAATCATTGCTATGGATTTTAACTTAGGTAACAATAGTAATATACAAACACATAAGTTATATACTACACTAAACAGTGCTGATGGTATACCATTTACTAATAGTCAGTCACTGTCAATTAGTATTAACGATCAACAGATTGGTAACTATTATGGTTCAGTAACGGCAAGAACAATTGCAAATACTGGTTACACAAGTAATGTAAGTAATGTTTTTAATTGGACGGCTAACTTACAGGCTAACAGTGTTACATATACTAATATGAGTAATAATGTAACTGTTACAACAAATATAGGTAGTTATAGCTATGAAATACCAGATAACTTTGCAAATACAGTAACACTCCCTGTTAACATTAATACATTAGGCAATGTTAATAGTTCAAGAGGTAATGCATTTGCTGTTCCTAAATTTCTTAATGTTACTTATACCGGTGGCGATGGTTTGTTTCCATACTATCAAGGTAATAGTACAACAGCAAAAGGGTATGCACAAAACAGCACCAGTCAATATCAACCAGCGCTGGCTAGTCAACTAGTGTTACAAAATGGGGATTTGGGTTGGTATGCATTAGAATATAAACCTACAACTCAATCAGTTTCGACAAGTGAACAATTAAACATAGTTTATAGTGCTCAATTAATTGCCAATGTAGATTGTGCCATACAAATTGCTCCGTTTATTACCGCCGGCAGTGGTAATGGTTTTGCAAATTTAGGAATAGTTGATACTGCGTTTCAATTTAATTCATATACATTGTATGGTGGTGCACCACAATATATATATATTAATGTGCCTACAATAGGATCAGCCACTATCGATGGTGGTGGCCTTTGGATTAGAAGTTTTACCTCAGCAAATATACAAACAACGGGTGCTACCTTTCTTCTATCTAAACAAAAACGATAAAAGAATAAATACAATATAAGGAAACAAGAAAATGAGTTTACTATTAAACGGCGCAAAGACGATTACAATCGCTGGCACAGAGATGAGTTGTATAGAGATATACACAGGGGAAGCTTATACTTTTCCTTTTGCTTTTACAGATAGTGTTGGCAATCCAATCAACACAACTAGTTGGACATTAGGCACAAGTGCAAAATTTTATGTTGCAGATAATATTACATATTCAACTGTAGATACTTCGTCTATCAATATTGGCAATCTAACATTAGACACGCCACAGCCAACAGCAAATGCGTATTCAGCGTTGACTGCGGTATTTACTACTCCAGCAACCGGTGTTGGTTATCTGTATATTCCTGCTACGTTGACTGGTGGAACAGGCAGTCCAAACCCAACACCAATAGTTAGTTTAGCAAACAGTGCGGCAAATACAAATATAGTTGTTGTTACAATGAGCGTGACTAGAACTGATGCATTAAGCGGATTACAAAATGTAAGTAAAGAACCAATTGGAATGATCGTAAGGTATCAATAATGTCTGATATAAATTTAGATTTTACCGTTAGTAATAATAGTATTAACTTTACTGTTGAACCTAACGATATTACAATAACACCCACTGATGTACAGTTAACTGTGTTTGCGGCGGGTCTAGGCGTTCCTGGTGGCAATGTAAACGAATTACAATATAACGACAGTGGCTTATTAGGTGGTGTGGCTAACACATCATTCAGTGGCGGCAACTTAACTTTAGGTGATATATCTAACATAAAAATTAATGGCGGCAATAATAGTTATATATTGAGCACTGATGGTACTGGTAATCTATCTTGGACAAATCCAGGAAACATTGACGTAGCAAATACTGCATTAAACTTAAACGCAAATAGTACTAGTAACGTCATTATTGGTGGCGGTGTTAACGGATATGTTTTACAAACTGATGGTGTTGGCAATCTATCTTGGACAGCGCAAACAGGCGGCAATGCCGGCAATGGAGTTCCAGGAGGATCTAACAGACAAATACAATACAATGATAGTGGTAGTTTTGGTGGTACTCCATTCTTTACTTTCGATGAAGCGACTGGTGACGTTGTTGTTCCTAATAATTTGAGTTTAGGATCTGGATTTCCCTTGGGCGGCGGAAATATATTAGGAAATTCCGCTAACTTTATTGGGGCTATTGTTGGAAATACGATATCGGGTAATATAATCGCAAGTAATCTATCGGTGTCAGGTCTTGCCGTAGGTTCGTTTGCATCAGTTAACAGTATAAGAATTGGTGGTGGATTAGCTAATTATATTTTAATAACTGATGGTACAGGTAATTTATCCTGGAATTCAGGTGTAGCAAATGCCAATGTGGCAGGATTTGCAAACTTTGCAGGTAATGTTACTATTTCAAATCAACCAAATATAACAAGTCTAGGCACTTTAATAGGTTTAAGCATTAATGGTAATGCTAACATTGGCAACATTGGCACTACTACGTTAACAGCAAGTGGCAATATAACTGCGGCAAACTTTATTGGCAATGCACTTACTGCAAATACAGCAAATACAGTAACTAACAATGCTCAACCTAATATTACAAGTACTGGTATACTAACAAGCGTAAGCGTATCAGGGAATGCCAACGTTGGCAATCTTAACGCAACTAACAGTATTGGTGCTGGCGGTACAATTAGTGCCATTGGCAACATAGGTGCTGGTAACTTAAATACCTCTGGCGTACTACGTGTAAATGGTGCTAGCTTTTCAAATATTGCAAACAGTTTGCAGGTGGGTGGCAATTTGAGCGTTGGACTAAACATTCTATTAGGCAATGCTAACAGTACTATACAAACAGCAGGCAATATTACTGCGGCTGGAACAATGAATGCTGGCAATGGTTACTATGGTGCTTTTGTTAATATACTTGGAAGTAATAGTTATATACAGACTGGTGGCTATATGCAAGCCGGTAACTATGTAACCGCAAGTACGTTACGTTCAACTGTTGCAACTGGTACTCCACCATTACAAGTTACTTCTACGACATTAGTTGCTAATTTAAATGTAGGAACTGCTGGTACAGTGACGACTGGGGCTCAACCAAATATTACCAGCCTAGGTACATTAACTAATTTAAGCGTAACAGGCAATATTAATATGGGAACAGTCAGTCCTGGCACTGGCAATATTAATATGTCTGCAGGCAATCTTTTTGCTCGTTATGGCACATTTGGTGGTGCTAATACAGGTCTTATTGTAACAAATACTATGCAAGCCGCAGGTGCAAATATTGCTAATATTTACAATCCTAATGGAAACATATTATCTAATAGAACAACATCTCAACTATTTTTAAGTGCAAATGCTACTAGTACGTTTACTTTTGCATCATTGCCTGCCGCTTCAGGTAATGCAACTGCTAGATCAGCTATTACTGACGCTAATACAACTACATTTAATGCTATTGTTGGCGGTGGCGGCACAAATGTAATACCAGTTTTTAGTGATGGTACTAACTGGCGTATTGGTTAAAGCATAAATACATTATCACGTACACGTAATTCTGCGAGGTAGTAGAGTTACGTCATAATGCGAGACAAGCAGAGGAAAACAAATGGCAAAATTCACACAAGCCACACTCAATCAAGTGGCCGGTTTTGACGCACAAGTATTAGCGCAAAACTTAATATACGATCAAAAAGATTTCTGGAACTTCGAATGGAGTACAGTTACAAGTTATACTAGTGGTTGGCAAACTGGCACAACTCCAGTAGATTTAACTGGTGCTACTATCAATGCAACAATCGTTCGCAGAGCAATTGTAGATTATCAGGATAGCAGAACCGGTATAGATTTTAAAATCTATGATTACCCATTAGTTCCTCTCATTACAACTATTACACAAACTAGTTCTAGTCCAGACATTTTAACTTGTACTACAACTGCCGATCTATTTGTGGATCAACCAGTTCAGTTTGTTGGCAGTGTATTTGGTGGTGTTGCAATCAATACAACATATTACGTAAGTACAATAGTTACTGAAACTACATTTACAATAAGTGCTACGCAAGGTGGTGGTACGTTTACACTGTCACCTGGAGCTGGCACAATGCGTATGAATCGTGTTGCTCCCACTCCAATCGTATTGCCAATAACTAATGTAGTCAATGCGGCAGGCACTTTCACATTAACCGTTGATGATGATACTTGGGACTTGATCGCAGGTGATCCTGATTTAGATATATCTGCCGCAGAGCCAGCTTGTTTCACAGGTAGAATAAAGATAAGTTTTCCCGCAGTTGGTACACAGCCAGCTTATGACCAAGCAGTATTCTTATTGTTCTTGGTAAATTCAGATGGGGTAATCAACTACTAATATGGCTAATCAAGTAATCGTAACAAACACAGGCAACGTTCAAGTTGCACTAACACCACCAGCTAATGTGCAAGTACAGATTAGCCGTGCGGCAATTGGAACTATAAGCAATGTACCAACTGCTAACTTTGCTAACTATGCGGCAAACGTAACAGCAAGCAATCAACCTAACATCACAAGTTTAGGTACATTAACTGGATTAAACGTATTAGGAAATGGTACAATTACCAATTTTGTTGTAACTGGTAATCTACAAGCTGGTAATCTATTTGCTAATAATGCTAACTATGCAAATTTTGCAGGTGAAGCTTTTAATGTAAATGTATCTAATGTTAGTGGTTTAGGCAATATTGCTACTCTTAATTTAGACGGCAATATCTCAAATGTTCTTCGTGGTGATGGATCTTTTGGATCGGAATCTGGTAACTTAAATGCTAACTATGCAAATTTTGCAGGTGAAGCATTTATTGTTAATGCAAGTAATATTCTTGGAACAATTAATTTAGCAAACTTTGCAACAGTTGCAAACGGTGTAGCACTATCAAATGTATCTGGTGCAGGCAATATCGCATCAATCAATTTAGATGGTAATGCAAGTAATATCTTATTTGGCAATGGAGTATTTGGTCCGGAATCAGGCAATCTAAATGCTAACTACGCTAACTTTGCTGGTGAGGCATTTAACGTAAGTGGATCTAACGTAACTGGTGAAGTTGCAAATGCCGCATATGCGAATGCCGCTAATACAGCTAATCTTGCAACGTTTGCTACAACAGCGAATGCAGTAGCAGGTGCTAATGTAAGTGGTACTGTAGCCAACGCAACATTTGCATTAGATGCTGGCAATAGCAATTTAGCTAATACAGCAAACAGTGTAGCAGTTGCTAATGTAAGTGGCATCGGTAATATTGCAACAGTTAATTTAGATGGTAACGCAAGTAACATTCTTTATGGCAACGGAGTGTTTGCAACAACTCCAATTATATCTAATGTAGCTAATGCTAACTATGCTAACTTTGCTGGTGAGGCATTTAATGTAAATGCTAGTAACATAACTGGCACTGTAGCCAATGCAAATTATAGTGCATATGCAGGAGAAGCAAATACAGCTAACTTAGCTACATTTGCAACTACAGCCAATAGTGTAGCAGGTGCTAATGTAAGTGGTACAGTAGCTAACGCAACATTTGCATTGGATGCTGGTAATGCTAATCTAGCAAATCTTGCTACATACGCAACAACTGCTAATAGTGTAGCAGGCGCTAATGTAAGTGGCGAAGTAGCTAATGCAAACTTTGCAAGTTATTCTAATATTGCCGCAAGTGCAAACAGTGTAGCATTGGCGAATGTAGTTGGCATTGGTAACATTGCAAATATTAACTTAGATGGTTCTAGTTCAAATGTATTGTTTGGTAATGGTGTGTTTGCGCCTGAGTCTACAAGTATTGCAAACGCAAACTATTCTAACTTTGCAGGTACATTGATTAATGGTACAAGTAATGTAAGTATTCCAAGTGCAAATGGCACAATCGCATTTAGTGTTAACAACACTGCAAATCTAATGTTGTTAGAAAATGGTGGAGTAGTTAATGCATTCCCTACTAGTTCAGTAGTTAATATGATGCGTATCAACACTTTTAATAACCCATTAAGTGATGCACATCGTGTAGCTTGGGCAAGAGCTAGAGGTACTAATGCTAGTCCAACAAGCGTTCAAGCAAATGATAACTTAGGCGTATTAAGTTTCTTTGGACATAATGGAACAAGTTATCAAACTAACAGTGTTGGCTTTGTTCGTGCAAGAGTTGATGGTAGTTATACAACAAATGGTGCTAACATACCGATCGGTATGCAAGTAGTTGTTAACGACACTAATGGTGGTATAAACAATCAAACTAAAACACATAACTTTTGGGCTAATGGTAATGTAACTTTTGCTAATAGCGTTTTTGTAACAGATAGTTTAAGTGCTACTGGTAATGTTGATAGTGGTAATATAAATGTAGGTGTAATTGGTCTTTCGTCTGTTCAAATTACTCCTGGATTTATTACTGCTGTTAGAGCGACAGGCAATAGTGCAATTACTGCCGATATATATAATGGCAGCGGTGCTAATTTATCTAATATTAATGGTGGCAACGTAACTGGTGCTGTTGCATTTGCTACAACTGCTAATAGTGTAGCTGGAGCTAATGTAAGTGGCGAAGTAGCATTTGCCGCAACTGCTAATAGTGTAGCAGTAGCTAATGTAAGTGGTATAGGTAATATCGCAACGATTAACTTAGACGGCAGTTCAAGTAATGTTCTTTTTGGCAATGGCGTGTTTGCACCCGAATCTACAAGTATAGCTAATGCAAACTATGCTAACTTTGCTGGTACAGTAATAACTAATGCACAGCCAAACATTACAAGTGTTGGCAACTTAGTAAGTTTAAACGTACTTGATAGTGCAAATGTAACTGGTGCAATACAACAACTATCACCAAACACAATAACTATTACAACAAATTCAACTAATAACATAGCATATGATTTAACAACATTATATGGTCAAACTAGTAACATTGTAGAACCAGGTCAACGAGCGATAATTCGTAGTCGTGGTAATGTATCTACACCAGCAACAGTTGCAGTAAGTGATGTTGGTAGTAGAGATAGAGTGTATTTTTATAATGGTACAACTAACGCAGTTGGTTTTACTACTAGCGTAATATTAAGTAACTTAAACAGTAACAGTAATGCAGTCACTACTGGTGCACAGTATAATATCAGTGTTGGTAATCCTAACGGCGATCAGGGTAATGCTAACGCAAGTAGTGGATTTAACTTATTACAGTTAAACCAAAACGGTCAACTAGTAGTGTTACCAGGTGCTAATAGCAGTGTTGGTAGTATGTTGCAACTGTACAGTTATGGTCAACCAGCAAGTCTTAGCACTTCACAGGGTATTACATTTAGTAAGGCTCGAGGCAATCGTGACGGTAATTTAAGTGTTGAAGCAAACGATCAAATAGGTAGATTAACATTTCAAGGACACAATGGCACTAGTTTTGTAACAAACAGATTAGGTTTTATTCGTGCCGTTGTTGATAATAGTTATGTTGCAAATACTGCAAACATACCAGTTGGCTTACAAATGGTTACTTGTGATAATACAACAAGTTATACACATAATTTCTATGCTAATGGTACAACTTTATTTGGTGGCAATCTAGTTTCTTTGGGTGTTACTGGTACATCTACTCTTGGAGAAGTTACTGCTGGTAACGTAACGATAGGTAACACCAGTGGCGCAAATATTGCGACATTACGTATAAATGGCGACAAGTCAATATTCAGCGGCATTCAAATGGTTAATGGTCAATATCTAATTAACTGTGAGAATATTGATCCTGGAACTGGTTTTAGTCCATTAGGTATTGGATTATTCAACAGTGCTAATGCTAGTGTACCTGTTAATCGCTTTTTTAGAGCTAGAGGCAATATCACAAGTCCTAACGCAGTTATAGCTACCGACCAAATATCATTTACAAACTATGGTGTATATGGTGATAGTGGTAATACATACTTAAATGTGTTTGATGCTCCAAGAGCAGTTGTTACAGGTAATGATGGTGCTGGCAATGTTACTGCTAACTTAGAGTTCTATACTTTCAATAACGGAAGTAATATTGTATTCACTTCAACTAATACATACGCAAGTGGTAATCTAATAGTATCTGGTAATATCAGTGCTGCCAATGTAGCCATCAATAGTAATGGATTTGTAAAGCTTGCAAGTTATACTGAAGCCGCACTAACAGCAATCACTGGACAGATAGGTTGGATGGCGGCAGTTAGTGATAGTGCTGGTGGTAGTCATCCAAATGGTATGATTGCATTCTGGGACACAACAAATACTCGTTGGAGTTATATCCACGACAATAGTGCTGTATAATGGAATTCACACTCAAACAATTAAGTTGGATAGTCATCGGGTCATTAGGAATCGGTTCTACTGGCTATATGACTATGAATACCAAGATAGACGAACTATCAACCAAAGTAGCAGTTGTTCACAATCAAATGGATAACCAAAACAAGATGTTAGAGCGTATAGAAATAAAACTAAATACAATACAAGGTAAATAAAAT